CTGGTACGTAGTATGGATTGTCAAACTATCATCTGCCGTATCATCAGTAGATGATCCATTAGTGCGAGTAGATGCACTGTTCATTTGAAATTTGACATTCGCATACATAGGTAACAAGGCAGTTAAACCTGCTTGCGTAGTTTGATTAGTGATAGTTAAACCAGCTAACCCTGCATCCTGTGTTGTTTGGATGCTCTGTTTTAAGGCCCCATTTCCTGAATATGTGTAGGATTGGACCGCAACAGATGACGTGTGTGAGGTTCGATCCCGAGAGATCGAAACCAATTTACAGTTCATCTGTCCATTTGGATTCACTGTGTATACATATGAACCCCGTGTTCCGATAAAGCATTGTCCTATCCATGTAATTGGACTCCAATTAACAATATTGATAGGCGCTGACAGACCACTAACAATCCCCAAGGCTAGATCAACTCCAGCCGGATCAAATCCGGGATAGAGAGGCGCACGCGCCAATCTAAACTTTGACAAATAAATCGTATCCGCAGCAGAAGATGAAGCAGGTACAAGTCTTTTATATAGAACTTGTCGCCGCATCAGCTGACGAAGTGATTTTACAGTCTCACCGTGATACACCAAATTGATATTGCCACTTGCTTTAGAGCTAGCGATTCCAATTTGATCACAGGAAACTCGCTCATCGAATTTCTTCATCGATCTAGATTGAACAGCATATGGTGACAACGTGTTGTTGACGTCTTGTGGGCATGCAAATTCTAAATTTTCCGCTCCACGCACGAAGACAAGCATTCGTGTATCTGCTGAGGTAATTGGTGAGGTTTGTTTGGTTAACACTCGCACTGTTAAAATACCATTAAAGTAGACTCCAACATCTGATGTTGAGGTACTACTATCGGTAAAAACACGTGCCAAAGTGTTATATGTTTTGAGATATGCCAAAGATTGCGTATATGGCACACAAAACTCCACATCAGTTTCTTCACTAATATCAACCACTTTTGTGTAGGTTTCAGTAGTGTAGTCACCTGTGGTACCAATATCTCCATGTGGATCCCAATTGATACGTACTCGTCCACGATGATATTGTGAACAGATAAATTTAAATCTGAAAACAATATCTCCCCGCCAGTACGTAAATAGTTGGTTTACATGACCCATAGGAGTATTCCACACAATATCAGTTGGACCAGTTGTATCAACATTACACATATTCGGAGACACTTTGGTGTAGAACAGTGAGTGATCAGTTGCATCTGAATTAGACCAAACTGTGGTCCAAATCCACGCTTCCCTAGCACAGAATTTCGTAATGTGCAGCTCATCCTCTTCTGTTATTCCACCAATCAATGGATCGATTGATAATTCATTCTTCGCATCTAGCGTCAATTTATCAATTGGCATACCAATGTCTGTGGAAGCAAGATTAGGAAAAGGTGTCAATTGGACCTGATGAATATCATCAATCACCGGTGTGTTAGTGAAACCAAAAAGTGAAGCTATTGACGAAACAGCTTCCGCAGCATATGAAGTAGCCGTTGCAAAACGCCCTATTAAAGGAACGTCCGCTAGCTGAGCAGAAGCTCTTGCTATGGCTGATGCTGGCTTAGAAACCACGCCATCATCTTGATATTCATCTTTAGTGACTTTATTCATTGCTCTCGACTGGACTGCTAAAGCAACGGTTGGTCCTGCTACTTCAACATTCTCAGCCCATGCATATACTGCGATCTGTATATCACCAGTCGCACCATTTGCATTTAAGAGGGAACCAAAAGACTGGAAATTGATCCGCCCCATATTGGACAAGTCAGACGAACTAGTGGCATCTAACCAAGCCTTGTAATAAACAAAGGGTAGAACCATTTCACCAGCCTGTGAATCCTGTGGGTAGATGAATATGTGCGGTCTTTGACTAAGAGCAGTTTTCTCTTCGCCTGCTGCCCCTGTTGGAGTGAAACCAGGATTGAAATTAATCAGTGGCTGGTACGTTGCTAAAGCACATCCATAAAAGAATGGCGAAGCATTCACCACGAATTTCAAATGTAAATTACATCTCAAAAGATAGTAATTATCAAGTTTCTTCCGTATAGCAGTTCGGTTAAAATAATTTTGCCAGGGATTAAATCCAGTAATTGCAAAATCGAGAGTGTTACCAACTGTCCAAGTTTGTTCACGGATTTTGACTGGACGGGAGAGAAAGTCCCCCAAATCCACACCCTGTGAACCATCAACATGATCAATCAACTCTGATCGAAGTACTAATTTAGGATCTTGTGGACCCATAAATTCAACATTTTCCACCTGATCTGAATTTTCGCCAGCTTCAGGTTTCATTTCAACGACTTGAGATTGTACACAATATGGTACATTGAGACTATCTAAAGTTCGCTGAACAGTCTGAAGAGATTGTACGAAATTACACAGATAGCAGATGCTTTTTGCAGAGCACTCGCACTGAAATCCGAGTATCTCGGCAATCTCCTCCTTAGGCGTATCAATGCCAATTTTGTTTTTATTGCAATAATTGCAGTTGTATGAG